GGTAGGGTCAGCACACGATTAGCAACATCAAAGGATGCAGTCTCTACATTCCTATTCTCCACAATCAAATCCTCAGTCGCAAGAAGTTTGGCAAGTTGGGACTTGATTTCGTAGTTGACTGGCATCGGTCTCTCTGTTGCTTATGAAAGTATTATAACCACAAAAAAGGGGGGTTCATTGACCCCCTCAACCACTTTTTCAACTGTCACTTGGTTTTCATATGGGAAAACCCTTTGATTTTTTCAAATCTGATTACCTCATCAAACCTATCTTCTAATCCTTCTTTATGAGAAATAACGTGTACATTGACATCCTTCAACACATATTTCAAAATCTTCATCAGTTCTTCACTTCCACCTCCATCAAGTGAGGAATCGAAAGTTTCATCCATCAATAAAAGATTGGTGTTGACAGAATTCTTAAATCTAGCAATTTCTCTCCAAGTAAAAATTAGTGCAAGGTCAATTCTGGATTTCTCACCTTCACTGAAAGAAGAATAAGAGAAGTCTTCATGAATAGGGGATAGGACTTCTTCCTCAAAATCAGTGTTGAATGAAAAGTTGATATAGAAATCCATCATCTGGAGGTACTTATTTACCTGTTGATTGATGAGTGGTAGATACTTTTTGATGATTAGGGACTTAACTCCACCATCTTTCAGCAGTTCATAAGAAGTATCAAGATAAACTAAGTCTTCATTCTTTTGACTTAGTATTTCATATGTTTCTTGTAGATTGTCTTGAAGCTCTCCTAGCTTGTCATTTTCAGTATTTCTACTTTCAAGTTGTGTGGTAATCTTTTGAATTTCAGATTCATGTTTCTGGATTTGTTTCTGACAGAAATTGATTCTTGAATTGATTTGAGAAATGTCATTAAGGAGTTTTGAAGTTTTCTGAGACAACTTGTTGAATGTAGATTCCCTCAGTTCTTCGTCTTTAATAGCCAGTTCGAGTTCTTTGAACCCTTTCTGTAGCTCTTTTGCTTTATTTTGGGAATCTTCAATTCTATTTACACGAAACTCATCTTCAATATGTTGGTCACAGGTAGGACAAACCGTATTATCTGTGAAAAACTTATGTTCCCTTACAATTGTATTAATCTTCTCTGAAAGTTTCCCTTTGATATTTCCATATTGTTTAATCTTACTGGAAGCATCTTGGAATTCTTTCATCTTATCTTGTTCTAAGGAAACCTTTTGATTCAAATCATCAGTATCCTTAAACAAGTCTTCTACCTCACTTTGAAGTGTGATGATACTTTCTTTATTGTTATTGATATTCTCATTACTTAAATTATTGATTTCTTCAATAAAGTTTTTCTGCATCTCCACTTTATCTTTTAAAGATTCTTTCTTCAACTTAAGTGTTTTGATTTCATCTTTAATAGTCCTAATCTTTTCTTTTAGAACTACATTCATAGAAGAAAAGATTTTGATATCCAGAAGGTCTTCTACCACTTCCCTACGACTTTGTAGGGGTAGTTGCATAAAGGGAACAAATGTAGATGACCCCAGAATAACAATCTGGGTGAATGACTTATAATTCATCTTCAGAACATTCTGTTCCAACCACTTCTGTTGGTCAATAGCAGAAGCACTTTGGTCTAGTTCTTTATCATCACGATAGATTTGAAAGATGTTTGGTTTGATACCCCTTACTACTTTCCAGTTAGTACCATTGATAGAAAACTCTACTTCAACTACACAACCTTTCTCATTGGTAGTATTGATAAGTTGTGCTTTATAGATTTTCCTAAATGCTTTCCCATACAAAGAAAAACAAATGGCATCCAGGATTGTACTTTTCCCAGCACCATTTGCACCCACAATCAAAGTTGTAGAATTCTTATTCAGTTGGACTTCAGTGAATTGGTTACCAGTTGCAAGTAGATTTTTCCAGCGAATCTTTTCAAAAACAATCATCCTTTTAGTAAGTTAGTTTTCCAGGGTAGAATTTGCAGGTTTTCAACTGCAGAACATTGTTCAGGTGTGATTCCATTATCAAAACAAAATCTCACAGAAATTATGTGGTCTAATTGAAAACCACCTTCTACCCCAGCAAGTGTTCTGGGGTGTTGTTCTGGATTTATTATATCACAATATTTTTTATATGTTTTTTCTGTTAGGATATTTACCCTATTTCTATATTTTTTATATGCAGGTGTATCTGGTTTCCTTTTTGTTTTACTATATTCTTCTGTTTTCATATAAGATTTGTCTATTTTAGATGCATCATAAAAGGGTTTTCCTTTTTTAGTTTGTTTGTAACAATTGACAGAACAATATTTTCTCTCTCTATCTCTTTTTATATAAGCAACCCATTCGGTTCCACATACAGAACAACACTTTTCTACTGGTTCTGTTTTATATTTTGATTTAGCATCTCGCATCTTTTTGCGTGCTTCATCAGAATGTTTTTTTCCTATGAAGGGGGATGGTTTTCCTCTCATAGTGGCACTTTGTCTTTCTTTTACCGCAGAAGTGCGTTCATACTTACCTTTCATTTCTTCTATTGTGTCGCATTTCTATTTAGAATATACAATAAAAAGGGGGGGGATTAGTCCCCCCCTTTACTATGTTGCGACACAATAGCATCTTTATTTATTACACATAATCATGTGGGATATCAGAATGTGGGGGGATTACAAAGTCATCTGCAGTTATTATAGCATACTTTCTGTCATGCATTTCACATGTTTTTATCATCAACTCATCTTCAACCTCAAGGACTTCCATAGGTGGAAATCCCATATCTTCCAATTGCATGGAATATCTTAGTGCATCATCTTCTTGTTCAAAGATATACAAAATCTTTTCTTGTACTTCATCCAATACGGAATACGCACCATCATCAGATTTTCCTTTCTTTGTGATGATGAACATATTAGGTTACCTCACATGCTTCTTGATAGATTTCCCTCATTAGATTCTGAAGTTTGATTTTATTAAGTTCAGTATCCGTTTCTTTAATATATCTATCAAGGATAGAAAGTGTATCTTCAGACTCAATCTCTTCTGATTGTTCGGTATTCCACCCAGTGAATTCAAAGTTCTCTACTACTTTTAGGTCTGCAACACCTACAGAATAAAGTTTATCAATGAACTTCTCAAACTGAAGTACATCTGACTTCTTTTTGACTACAACCTTGACAATCTTGTTTCTATATTCACGTGCATCAAACAACTGATGATCATCATCTTCATAGTAAATGTTATAGAACAAACGGAATGGATTGTTGATAGGTGTGTGTTCTAAGGTGTCTGTATCAAAGATTGTAAAACCTCTATTATCCAGTACATCAGTCCAGAACATTTCATAGGGATTACCCAGATAGAATACTTTTCCATCATCAGAACGGGTGTGGAAGTGACCACTGAATACCTTATCAAAGTCTTTGAACATTGATGTAGTATGCTCACATTCCATATTTACATACTTATTGACCTTGAACCCTGTCAATTCTAAATGACCGAAGGCAACCCTGGACTTTGTATTTGAAAGGTGTTGTAGGGTCTTCTGGTGGTTCTCAGTGTTGATCCAGGGAATGTATGTGACTTTCAATCCATCTAACATTACATCTTCAATCTCTGAAAAGGTTACAACATTGTCATATTCATTCAGTAGAAGATCAACAGCATTGATGTTGTTGGTGTTCTTGTAGTAGGCATCGTGATTTCCTACCATCAGGTGCATTCTAATACCACGTGATTGAAGTTCATCAAAGACCACTCTCTTTGCCCATTGAAGTGACTTGAACTCAATACCTTTTCTTGAATCAAAACAATCACCCATATGAATGACTTGTTTGATGTTGTGTTCATCAAGATAAGGGAAGAACACTTCTTTATAGAACTTTTCAAAATAATCATGGAAAAGTTGGGAACCTTTCCTAGCGCCGTAGTGGGTGTCACTAATCACTGCTACTTTCATTACTTCCTCAGTTTGCTATGAACACTGTCTTTGATACTGTTATACTCAGAATAGTTGGAACTGTCAAGGTCATTGGCATCAAATACTTCATCAAAGTCAGTTCTTTCAAGAATCTTATTCTTGATTTCTAGTTGTTTCTTCTCTGTTGAAATCCTACGAAGGAATGCAAAGTAGATGATTTGGGTGAAGTAAGAAAAGGGATTCTTGGACTTCTCTGGATCAAAGTTATGAATGTACCTTACACAGTTCTCAATACCATCACAAATCATGTCATCCTTGAACATGTAATTGACAAAGTTTGGTTTGTATGATAGGTGATTAGCAATCTTCAAGAAACAGTCACCAATGTACCTTGGAATAGGTGGTTTCTTCTTTCCTTGATCTTCTGCTCTTTTACATAGTGCAAAATAGTTCTCAAGTGCAACCAAGAACTCTTTGTTATTGACGTAGTGTTCTGTTTTCTTACCTTTTGACATGGATACAGTGTTTGTAATTAAGGACATAGACTTGATTTCACTTGAAGATATTATATCACACTTCTCTAACTTTACAAACCCTCTAAAATTCATTATAATATCTTTGTCAGAGATAAGATTATTACCTCTAGAGTTACTTAGAGATTACTTAGAGACACTTAAGGAACTCAAGATTTCTCAAAGATCTTTTCTAAGGACTTTCTTACTTCTTCCACTTTACCTATATGACCCATTCTTCTATCCAATTGAGATTCAAAAGAACCATTCAGTCTTGTAATGTAATCAGTGTAATATGCAATCATTTCAATATCTGAGTTTTCAGAGATAGTCAAAACATCATCCAAATCAATCAGAAAGAAACCTTCAGAACAAGTCTTTAACCATGGTTCCAGTTTATATCCATTTACTTTTCCTCTAATGACTATTTCTTCAATAGTAATAGGATCACAAATTAACAAACTTGTTTTTTCTCCCTCGATAGAGGGAGAAACCTTACAGAATATTTCATCACCACATTTGAGTTTAATAGTTGCATAGAAATCATCTTCTAGCATTAAGTACCTCCTAGTCTAAATTGATAGTTGTTATTTCATAATTGAATTGTTCAGAAACGTAAATCTTAACTCTTTCAATGAAATGATTTAATGTATAATTCTTTCTTGACTTCAATGTACAGTCATCGGCAATGTCATAAAGTTTGGCTTTTTCTTTGTCTTTGCCTTTTCTTAGAACTCTACCAATGCTCTGCAAGTTTCGGATACGAGACTTTGAAGGTGAGGCAAATATCACATTGTGAAGTTTTTTGATATTGATTCCTGTACTAAACGTTCCATAAGAAGCAACAATGATCGCATTGTCTTCTCTTTCTGTGATTTCCCTTACCTTTTCTCTATCCTCAGCATCAACACCGCCATGAATAAAGAATACTTTTCTTGTTTCTTTTACATCATTATTTATCAGGTCAAACAATATTCTTCCATGTGTCTCCACTCTGGAATAAAGAACCAAGGTATTACCATCCAAACTTATTGCTAAGTTCTTGATGAAGTTACTTCTTTTTTCATGTGATATAAGATATTGAATTTCATCTTCATAGGTTTTGAATTTATGAGGAGAATGCTTCAATACCAAACACTGAATATCTAACTTTGCTAAGTGACCTTCGTCAATCAGTTTTTTGGTACCTGTCACCTTATATGATGGACCAAAGAGACCTTCCAATACCCATTTATGTGTCTGAGTGCCATCTAGGGTCCCCGTGAAGCCATATCTAAACTTGGCATGGTGTAGTTTCTCCATTACACCTATTAGAGACTTGCTCTTGAACAAATGAGCTTCATCTCCAATAACCACATTGTAGTCCTCAAAGAACGTCCTATCAAGGTTGTAGATACTCTGCCAGGTAGTTATGGTCACTGGGTAACTATTATCCTTTTCGCGACCACTGTAGATCCTGTGGCAGTAGTCTTCTGACCTCCATCCATAAGACTCGAAGTCCTTATACATCTGTTCTACAAGTGATGTAGTAGGAACCACCAATAGAACTTTTCTTTTCATACCTACATGAAATCTCACCAAAGAGTAAATCATAAAAGATTTACCTGAAGCCGTAGGTGAAATCAAAAGTTTTCTGTTATATCTCAGTGCATCATACACCGCATCAATCTGATAGTCTCTTGCGGACAAAGATGTGATAGATGCGATGTAATCTTTTACACCTTCCTTTGAAATCATTTCATTGACTTCAAATGGAAGACCATAGAACTTATTATCTGTAAATTGATATGTGTAGTTTGAACTTTCACAGAATGCAATAAGTTTGTCTAATAAACCAACATATAATCTTTTTGTTCTTAGATTGTATAAAGATAATTCACCACCCCAGTTCTTCTTACGATACTGAGGCATGAACTTTGCATTAGGTATTTCAAATGTAAATCTTTCTTTAATTTCGTATTCAATGTGTGGTTCTTTGATAGTGAGTTTTAAATAAACTTCACTAATCTTTTCAATATTAATGTCTGACATAACAGGAATCTCACCTGTTCGTATTTATTTCTATTAATTGGAATGCTTTTTTATCCACAAACTAACAGCACTAATAGAAACTCCAAAATAATTTGCTGCTTCTTTTCTTGAATTAAATTGAATTCCTTTGTAAGCGCAAGGTTTTACCGGACCTTTAAATCCACTTTTTCCCTTATTCCAAGGTGTTTTACCTTTGAGTCTTTCACTATGATTTTTAGATGCTTCTTTTTGTTTTTCTGTCCTGTTTTCACCTTTTAAAATTTGTTTACCTTCATTATATTTGTAACCACTTTTACTTGGTGGAAGTTGTCCTCCCTCACAAAAATTCCAACCTATTAATTCTTTTGGTCTATAAGATTTTTCTAATTCCAATGCTTCGTTTAAAGATAAGTTACTACAAATAATTTCAATATTGGCACCATTTTGTATAGCACCCTTTACTTTATTATTATCTCTAGAATTTTTGTGCTCTTTAAATCTTCTTAATGGATCTTTAGAAATTCCAATGTATCCTTCACTATATGGATTTATATGATTTTTATGTTTTATCCAATAAAGTGAATACATATCATCTATCGCATTATTAAGTATTTATTACCCAAGTCCTGCAGTGAATCTCATAAATTCAATTGCATTCTTAATCTGATAGTTCCTTTGACTAATCATTTTAAGAATATCTTCAAGGTATTCTAACATAGTTGAATAATATTCAATCTTCATACAGGATGTTGATAGTTTCTCATCTGCATCCAAGTATTTTTGCATAGTGTCTTTGTCACGAATCTTCTTAGGGAATGGATTCTCAACATAGACTTCAGGATCTGACTTTCCTGAAAAGTATTCATACCTTTCGTGTCTAATATTTTTTCTTTGTTGTTCTGCTTTACTTCTCAGAAGTTTTATATTATTATATATTTCATAATACTTGGAATGAAGTATTGGGATATTCAAAGATTCAGTGTGAAGATTATCAGGATCAATTTCAGAATCTTTTTTCCACATATTCTGAAGAGTTTCAAGATCAATCATAATTAACAAATATCTGATGTTGGTTTGATGGTGTAGATAGAATACTTGAAAGT